CAGACCTTGGCCATAACGCTATCAAACGGGATGTTTTTCTTCTGGAAGAACGCATGGAGCCCTAATGCACCTAGTCCTATACTTCTTTCTCGCATTGCCGAGTATCTAGCTCTGGATATCGTATCTGGGGCGGTCTCGATGAAGTGTGTAAGGACGTTATCCAACATCTCCAGAGCATCCTGTATAAACAGGGGGTTGTCCTTCCATTCCTCGTAGTATTCTAGGTTCAGGCTAGACAGACAACATACTGCGGTACGTTCCTTGCTCGTAGGTAAGAATATCTCGGTACAGAGGTTGCTACCGTTTATCTTATGGCCAGCTTCTTGCAACCATGCGGGCATAGCCCTGTTAGCTGTGTCGTTGAAAATTAAGTAAGGTTCACCAGTCGTCATGCGCAGGTCTAGTAGCTTCTGCCATAAGGCTCTGGCTGATACTGTGTCTACTACTTCACCATTATGTGGGGCAACAAGCTCCCAAGTGTCGTCATAGTCACTGTCCTTCATGCTGTTCTCAATTACACGCATGAACTTGTCAGATATATTGACACCGTGGTGCAGGTTTAAGGTACGGTAATTCTGGTCCCCAGTAGGCTTGCGCATCTCCATGAATGAGATGATGTCTGGGTGGCTGATGTCTAGGAAGGCCGCGTAAGAGCCTCTACGGGTTCTACCCTGACGATATGCTAGGCAGGAACTATCATATACGCGCAGATGAGGCATTACGCCCACTGATTTATCATCAACTCCGCGAATACCTACATGTATACCCACACCGCCACCTAGCATTGATAGCCAGTTGACCTCAGACAAGGTGTCTACGAGCCCCTCTGCTGAGTCATCTAGGTAGGACAGGAAGCAACTTATGGGTAGGCCTCGTTTACCCCTGCCATAGGACAGTATAGGGGTGCTATAGGACAGCCAATGCTTAGATGAGTAATCATACAAGCGCTGGGCATGCTCTGGGTTACTTGAAAACTGCTCAGATACAGCAGAAAAGCGCTCTTGAGGGCTAATCTCTTCATCCTTCATATAGCTTTCGCGTAATCGAGTAACGCCTAGCTCATCAAATAGTGCATCACGGGATAGATCGACAGTTATACTCATCGTTTATCCCCACTTCCACCAAGAACACCACGCTCTTTGCGGTCCTGTAGTTTTTTAGCATTTCGGTGGGCCATAGTACTCATAGAGATACCTAAATCCCGTGCAAGCGCCGCAATATACCAAAGTACATCCCCAGCCTCATCAGCAATAGCTTCAAGGTCCTCTTGGGACATCACACCATTCTTATCTCGTAGGCATTTCTTAACTTTACCTGCTACTTCCCCTGCCTCTGAGCAGAGGCCTAGTGCTGGGTAAATAACCATATCCCCAACGGGGTAGATGGCTGTCTTAGAAGCTACTTCTTGGTAATCATCAAATGTCATCATTATGCTTCTTCCTTTAATGCTACCTTTAGCGCGTCTAAGTACCAAGAGGCCTTCTGGAGGTCCTGTAGAGGCTTACCCTTATAGTCGTACCTCCAAAGGTATTTCATCGTGTTTCCCTTGAGGTAGCCTCTAAACTCAATTGGCGACATGCTGGCTTGGATAGCCTCAATAGCCTCCACACTACCGTTGTTGTAATGCTGTGGATTATTAACGACATCTTCACTGATGGTATGGGCCTCTTTCATCCAAGACTCTATGCAAGTCTTATCGATAGCTGGTGCTTTTTCACGCAATGCATCCCAATCTTCTGGGGTAGCGTCATTTAACCTTCTTTGCTTATTCATATCTGTTCTCCTCTTAGTGGTCAGATAATTTTCTTGATTGTTTTTAGGGACTTCTTGTTGTCGGGCTCATCCATCCATTCCTCGGGGATAAGCTTGTCGGCATACAAGATGCCCATCTTCTCACATTCATCTCGGTAACGCGACTTTGCTCCCTTACGGATACGAGCATTGGAGTTGCTAAAGACAAATCGCAGGTCCAAGTCTGGGTACTGTTGCTTTAGAAGTTTATGCTTCTTGCGTGAGTCTAGGTCCCAGCGCCCCTTACTCTCAATTACAATTCCGTTCTCTAGAACGAAGTCAGGGGTGTAGTTGTGCTTGGTTTCAGGGACAGTGTACGGGATTTTAAATGGCTCATACTCTGCGTTGCATCCTGCCTTCTTGAGTTGATCCTGTATCGTCTGCTCTAGCCCGGATCGATAGCCTGCCTGAATAGCTCTTTTAGATGCCGCATACGGCTTTTTCATACACTACCCCGCTTGCGAGTAGGGTGTGGTTTGAAGGGCTCTCCTGCTGGGGGGTGCCTCCATAGCTCTGGTAACTTGGCGTAACAAGAGGGGCACAGCACCTTATCTCGGTGAAATACTACTCCTTCCTTTACCTTGCAGGTTGTGCATGGCTTTAAATTAGACATTGATGGCTACCTGTGGTGTGTGATCGGTTTGGGGGGACAAGGGAAGAGCAGTAGCCTTTGGATAAGGCTGTACCTCATACTTTAATGCTCTCGCGTATTCTTTTCTTTGGCTCTTGTTACCAACGAAAGTGATGTATCTATGTTTAGCACTTCTATAAACACGATTAGAGCGATCTCCTAAATGGTGCCTAGAGTGTTTTCCATCTTTACCTGCCATATCAGTTCTAGGTTTAGATGTTCCTGTAAAGAGAAAGTTAGTAGCTTGATAAACTACGCCACAATGGTTTTGTGCGGTGTCTGCATAGCTGACTACTATTCTAGGTTTTGGTAACATTTTTAAAGAAGCACTGATCAAATAACTTGCTTGATTTTTTTTATTATTAACTAGAACTAGCCTGTTCAATTCAATGACATCATGTTTGTACTCCACCCCGCAAACCCCCTTACACAGATAAGGTGAAGCAGGAGAACCATAGGTGACAATGCCAACCATTTCGTCTTTTTCAAATAATCCGTAAGAAAAAGAAATAGACGGCATCCTTCTCGCATAGTGGACGTTTAAAATTAAATATTTTACGTCGTTGTAGGATATTTTTCTAACCTCTGAATCTTTCAACTCTGGGATACCTGTGGTGTGTGATCGGTCCACACATTGACGATAAATGCTCGTCTGTTGCCTGTGTGAACACGGGAAACCCGGTGGTACTGGGATGGATCAAACATTATGAGGCGATTAAACTTCGACTGTATTCGTTCGAGCTCATCAAAGTCGTCTTTAACTGCTATCTCCAGATAGCCACCCGTAAAGATGTCCTGATACGGGTAGTAAACGAACCCTACACTTGGAGACACAGTTTTACCTGAATTAGCAAAGACATGCTCATCTTTATCTTGATGCCAAGGGAGACTATCATATCCTGCTATCTGGTTGCCCCAGTACTCAAAGCCCTTAATGTTGTCTCGGGCTTCAAGGGGTAACTGGCAGTACATCTTGTGAATTATATCGTTCCAGACGTTCCAACCTCGGGAATTATTATAATCATCAATGCTTAGCCAAGCAGTGTCTATTGGTAGGTTATCCCACGCATCAGGCGAGTTTAGCTTAGATAAAAGATAAGAACCCTCACAGATAAAGTCGTCAGTCACTAGCATCATTGTACTCCGTGTACCAAAAGTGACGTGGTTCCTTAGCCTTAGACCCTGCTTGAGGTTTGAACTCAGCGTCTGGCCAACAGGTAGCCCTGTAGTCACAGAAAGAGCAGTTCATCGGTAGCCGCTTGTTACCCGTAGGCTTGCGATAGAAGTACTCATCCTCGGGCTCAAAGCACCGCTCAAACTCTTTATCCAATTCCACTGTCCTAATTGTGTTCTCGAGATTAGCCCTAATGGCCTCCGTCTCTTCTTGGGTTGGGGTAGCCTCTACAAATAGGACCTCACCAGAGGACTTATCTGCTGTTATCCAGCCTCCCATAGGTTTACCCTGACCCGAGCTATAGCCGTAGAGCTGTGCTATATATCCAAAGTCGTCAGACTTCTTGAGGCCGTCGTAGCCGTATGCCCATTTGTTCTTAAATGCCCATGGTGAGCATGACTTTATGTCCCACACAGCACCGTCGATATCGATGTCGCTTTCACCCTTGATGGTCGTATCAGCGATATCAAAACTGACAATGTCCTTACCCCCAGTGATATTGGCGTTAGCCAGTTTAAGTAGGGCAGTTAAGTACACCTCGACAGCGTCACCAATCATCATTCGCATAATGAAGTTAGCACCACGCCGATTAGGCTTAGCCCCAGACTTCTCCATCTGAAGCTGGCACGGTGCCCGCCCGATGTTGCTCATGCGTAACCTGAATGGCCCGTTCTCTCGGCGTAGCTGTTTGACAAGTGTCTCTCTAAAGTCCTCGACAGCCTCATCTATAACTGATTCAGGCACGTCTACGGACTCACCGTTAGATAGTCTTTCCATTACTAGCTGTAATTCAGCGGCAAGAATATTGTTCATAATTTACCCTCAAATTGGTTAGGAAAAAAAAGGGGCTTACGCCCCTAAAGGTTGAGGGAAAATCAGTTAAGGTCAGCTTCGAGGTCTGCGGCGTAGCCATCAATAGCACTACTCGCGGCACCAAATGCTTCGCTTTCCATGTGCGCATTCTTGTAACCCGTCTCAATGCGCTCATTTTCTTGCTTCGCCATATCGTAGAACACTCGAAGCGTATCCACCGTGTCTGTATCCATGACGGCAGGCTCTTTATGGTCTACTGAAAAGTCGATGATGAAAGCCTTACCTTTCTTGGTAGTTGATAAATCAACCCAAACGTCTGTCATGCCTTTGCCATAGGGCAGGGCCTTCACTACGCTGTCTTCAAAAGGTATAAAGTTAATGCCCTTTAAGAACATCTGGAATGGCTGGTTTTCTATCTTAACCTTCTCACCATCAGCATTAACGCCTTCCATGGTCACGATACCCCGTAAGATACGGAATGCCTGAACGCGCTTACGCCACATTTGCTGGTCTTCATCAGATAGCTGGCGAAGAGTCTTGGCATCAGGACGGCCACAACGCATGCCACCTTTCATATCACGCGGCTCACGCTTGCGCATATCATCCATCAGGACCGTCTTGTTCACAATCTTGTACGTCTGGGGATCAGACTCTCGATATTGAAAGTGTTGTGCCAATACACGAATCTTTGCAGTCGTTGCATACACTGGAGTTTCAGAGTCGCTTAGCAGGAACGTACCCCGCTTAACGTCACGGCCCTGCTTGTCCTCTGGCTCGTACTGCACCTTGAGAAACGGTACTTTTATTGTGTCTTCAGAAGTGTTTCCCTGAAGGGCGCCTAGAAGCATTGCTACTTCACTTTGATCTACAGCTGATATTTCTGTACTGCTCATATTATTTACCTCAATGGTATTTAGTTAGGGTGTTTAGAATAGCGTTTGATAACACCCCTAGTCAAGGGGTATTTCTTCCTGCGCCATCCAGTCTCTGCCTCGAGATACTTCAACATCAAGCGGCAGTCGGAAGTCATGGTCCCAGCGTTCTTTAGCCTCATCGACTACGCCAGCCATAGCCCATACGAGAGCGGCCTTAACAGGCTCCACCTCTTCGGGGGCAACGTCACACACTATACTGTCATGGACGCTACAAATAAGTTTAGAGCGCAATCCTTCTGCCTTAAAACGGCGTAGGGCTCTCACGCAACTCAAAGGTACAATACAGCCAGTCGCCCAGCCTTGTACCGGATAATTCATTACCGCAGTAGCGTTTGTAATACGCCCATTGGCT